TTGTCTACTTTTGAACGTATAGAGCCTACTATTGGCAAAATAGAGACAGACCCTAACGGACTACCTCAGCACGTGTCAGGCGCTAAAATGGATGAAGGGAAAATACGCCCGTCTCTTGTTTTAGGATCTTTCACCCGCGCACTGACAAAAGTGTGCGAGGTGGGCACCTTTGGGGCTAATAAATATACTGATAACGGTTGGCTGGACGTGGCTAACGGAAAGGAACGCTACGATGACGCCATGGTGCGGCACTGGTTAAAATTACAGACAGGTGAGGTTCTAGACCCTGAAACTAAAATAGAACATCAAGCCCATTTAGCGTGGAATGCTTTAGCGGTGCTGGAAAAAATGATGAGAGATTCTAGCGGGTAATGTTGCATTACCTTCTTCATACCATGGGCACTAGTCACGTGGACAACATGGCCCATGAAAATGAATTGTTTGACAAGTGCGTGAAGTCTGCAGCACCTAAAAACTAGTCCTGTATTAATATAAAGCTCCATTCATCTTTAACATCACCGCCAATCAAGTTGGTCATGGCCACTCTAAAAGTGTTGTTGATAGTTTGGTACACGTACACGACATACTCGTTAGCAGTAGTGCCTTCTTTACAGGCCACTATTGTATAATTTGCGTTGCTTAAGTTATGGGTTACTTGGTAGTAAGGAGGGTAGAGGTTGTACGAGACTGTAAAACCTGAGTTCCCGCTAACCGTGTCGCCGTTGGCATTAACTCTGCCGGCGTATATGCCGGACACTACAGACCCGATGTTTAGCTTTGAAACACCCAGCGTTTCGGTGTCTGAATTGAAAGTAAAACTTGCGTTACTTTTGGCCTCCACAGCCCCTGTGGCTGAAATAGCAAACATAGGAAAACATGTGGTGTCTGTAGCTTCATCAGTTATGGTCAAAGTGCTGCCGATATCCGACCATGCAGCGCCTGCTACATTCCATATCTGAGGTGCACTACCGGAAGCCAGCCAACGCATGCGATCAACGCCCGTGATGGCCATGCGAACGTCACCCGCCCCCGCCATGTATAAACCCGACGCGGGGAAATTGGTAAACGACATGGTAGGTGCACCTACTGCACCATTAGCTACCTTTAAAGGGGCTAACATGCCGCCCTTACCAGAGCGTGAAAGGCTGTCGGTAAGCTCGGTTGAAATGTCCGCCATGGTGGTATTAGCCCATGCCGACGCGATGACCGTGCCGGTGACTACGGGGTTGCCCGAAACTAGTGAATAAGTGCCTGATGCATTACGTGACATGTCTTTACCCTTTAAAATTCATCTGATTGAGTGCCCGCAGCACCGCCAGCGCCCGCGCTTAACACGTCTATGCTGCCACCATATTTGCGCAACATTTTGGCTAATGTTTCCTGCCCTTTTGTCTGCCCAGCTATAAACCTTTGAGCGGTTGGGGAGGCTAACTTTCTGGAAGTTAAAGTACCAGAAACTAAGTTGCCTAGCCCGTAGCCTGCTCCGACTAGGCCAGTTTTAAACAATTGTTCAAAAGTGCTAACATTATCGTTTGGCGCTAGGCCTCTTAGTCTGGATTCCTTGCCCGCTTTACGTTTAGCCACCCGAGCGGCCTCAGCCACTTTAAGACTGCCCACCCGTTCCTGCCCTTTACTCAAAATACTATTCCTAGCTTTTATGCCATTTTGTGTATTGGTAAAAGCGTCTGCAGCTGCGGCTTTTGCCTTAGTTAGCCCCGCATTTGCGTTGCTAGTGGCGGTGGCTAAGTCTACCTTATTGCTTTCGGTTAACAGCTGCACGGCTTCGGCTTCTTGCTGCGCGGAGCCTTTTCCTTTTCCATAGTTCCCGCCTTTAGAATAACGGGCGGCGCTTATAACGTCAGTTTCATTAGGGATGCCTTGCCTTTTTCCTCTGGCGTTTTTGACTGCTTTGTTTAAACTTACTTTGCCGGCCCATTTAGCTAGATCGTTATCTAACGCTTTTATTTCTGTCGGGTCCATACCTTTGCGAAGTATCGCGTCTAGGTCATCAGCCATTTTTCCGTAAGCTGTAGGGACTAAGGACGCCATGCCCTCCGCGCCTTTTTTGGCTCGCATGGAGTTGCGAAGTTGCATAATGGCTTTGCCACTTATACTGCCTGTTTTTGTGCCGTGTAGCTCAAATATGTCGTCTACCATTGAGTTTATACCCCCGCTAGCTTCTAGCATCGCGGGGTCTTTGCCAATAGTTTTTTTAAATTGGGCTTTCACTTGTTCAGCGTTCAGCGCGTATTTTTTACCCACCAAAGATTTAAACCCGTGCTTTTTCCACGCGGATTTTACTAGTTCGTTTGCTTCGTCAGGCGAGGCGTTTCTGATAGCCTTTGCTATTTTAGGCGGTATGCTGTCAGGGATAGCATTGTTCACAAGTTTAGCGTTCATAGCTGCCCGCGCTTGTGCCAAACCGCTAGAGGCTTTTGCCCCTGCCTGCGTAACGCTCTCTGAGGCCGCTAAATCCGCTTGGGCTATGGCCCCATCTTTTAAGCGTTGGGCGTTGGAAGTCTCCCCCGCAAATCGGTTGTTAACTTGGGTTTTTGCCCTGTTTACTGTGTACGCGTGGTTATTTTTTGCTGAGTCTAGTTTTTGTGCCGCCCGCGCAGACCTGTTCATCGCCTTAGCAATATGGGGGGAGGTTTGGTCAATTAGTTTTTGTCTGCCGCCAAAAGACCCGCCTATTATATCGCGGTAAAAGTTGCCTATCGGCCCTGAATCCGCCACGTTTAAAGGTATAAAATCGTCGCCTACGTCTAAAGATTGGGCTACTTTACGAGCAGTTGCTACGTCCATGCCCGCTTTGGCAAGCTGGGGCACGGCGGAAAACCCTGCGCCTAGTGAGGCTCCGAAACCTGCGCCTTTAGCTCTTTCTTCTAAGGTGTCACCACTTCCAAAACCGGCTATCCCGCCCTCGGCAGCGCCAGCGCCAATAACCGCCATAGCTCTTTTTAACTTACTGGCGCCTTTAATAGCTTGCGTAGCGCCTGCAACGCCCCCGTCGGCTGCTGCAATAGCTTTTTTTAGTCGGCTAGCAGTTTGTAGGCCTTTTAACCCTAAAACTTTAGACGCACCCACGCCACCTGTGGCAAAGCCCCCCGCTATCTCTAGCCCCATGGACGTTAAGGGCATTTCCTCGGAAAATTCATTGCGATCTCGTTTAGCGCCTCCCATCATGGATGAGTAAATATCGGTGAAATCTTCGCTGTTCTCGTTGCCCGTGAAAAAATCACCCACTTTAACAGCGCCAGCGGCTAAAGCGCTGCCGGCTTCGTCTGCTAAATTAAGTGACATGCCTTGTCCCACCGCGTTTACACCTCCCAACAGCTTACCCCCTAAAGACATTTCAGGCTTTTGGGGGGGTGCTTCGGGTGCAGGCTGGCGCTGTAACGCGGTTAACTGATTGCGGTACTTTTCAGCCACGCTTCCGGTTTTGGGTGCGGTAGCAGGCATAGCGTTGCCATTTAGCTGCGCTCTATATTTATCGGCTACACTACCCATTTTTATTTATACCCATATTCAGACATATCAAAACCGTCGCCGGTCAGCATCTCGGTTATAAGCCCTGTGTCTATTGGCTCGCCTGCTTCTAGGGCTTCACGTTCGTATTCTGCTGCTTTGTTGACCCGCATCATAGCACTGCGGCGGTGTTTCATGTAGGGCAACAGTTCGTCTTCGTCTAAATCAGGAATTTGAGATTGCTGCACCCAGAGTCCTTCGGCTTCTGATAGCGAACCAAAGGTGTGTTCGCCAATCTGTTCTAAACCTAGTTTCTGTTTAGCGTTGCGAAGTTTTGTTGTTTCGGCTTCGTTAGGCAACAGCCACACGGGCAGGTTACTTTCTATACTGCCTGACCCTGCACCGGCTTCAAGGGCTTTTATTGCGTTGTTAGCTTCTAGCAAACTCTGCGCTCTAGACTTGGTGCCGTCTGAAAGCTCCTGTTTACGCTGTTCAGTTAGCTTTGCGCTTTCTTTTTCTTCCGTTTCTAAACCCGCCTGACTCGCGATAGTGCCGCCCAGTTGGGCCGCTTTTACTTCGTCGTAATCTGAACCGTCAGCAAATTTGAAAGGGGTTAATTCGCCCGATTGCTTATCTGCTCTACCTATAATATCGTTGCCATAGGCGTCTTTCATTTTAGGGAACGTATAGCGGCTGCCCGACCCGCGAGCAAATTGCGTTTTCTGCTTGTACCCCTGTGGGTCTAATGGTTGGCCTGAGTTAATGTCAAAAAATTGACCGCCTCTAACCGTAGCTTGTTTAACGTCGGCGGGGTCTGTCAAACTGACCAGTTCAACCACTTCGCTATTTTTAATTTTATTTTGCGCAGCTATATCTTCTTGCTGTTTACGGAATTGTGAAAGGCCGTCTGTTCGCGTCTGTTCGTAGTTGGTCTGGGCCTGTGTGGTCGCGTTTTGCTTTTGCTGTGCGTTATACAAAGGCAAAGCATTGGCGTTAGCGGCCACATTTGTTCTAGCGGCTGCTCGGGTAGGTGCAATTTCTCGCATACCCTTCCGCCCACGACTGTTATTAATAACGTCCGCCACGACGGCTAATGGCGAAGCTGTGCCATACTTGTTAATACTGGCGCCCTGCGAGTCGCGTAACCCTTTAGCGTCGCCGTACTGCTCATCTAGGCCGGCTAACTTGGCCTTGCCTTGAGCGCCGTTTCTAAGGGCTAGGGATAGTTGCTGTAGGTTTTGCATGGTGGCTCCTGTTACGAAAGCAGATTATAGGCCAGAAGTGCTGCTGACAGATAGGGCATACTAGCTGCCATAGCTGACCCGCCCGCACCACCAGCTACGGCTTCTGTGCCGGTGGATAATGCAGCATCGGCTAACCCTTCGGTCGCCAATTCTTCACCTATCATTTCTGTGGCCTGCACCGCACCCTCATCTACTAAAGGCGTCATTTGTGCCCCGCCTAAAGGCGCGTCATTAAGGGGTATTAAGTCATTACCCGCAGGTGGCGCTTGTGCACCGTTCACAGCAAAATCGTTAAGAGGTACTAAGTCATTACCCGCAGGCATTGTAGTTGTCTGCGGGCCAAAAAGAGCATCTGCTATAGGTGATCTGTCACCCATGCCTGCGTTGTACATTTGTGCCCCGCCTATCATGTTTTGTGATCGCAAGGCATTTGACTGCGCTTTGGCTCGGTGAGCTTCTTGCCCTTCGGCCTGCGCTGCTGCAGCAAATCTAGGAGTTTCACCACGTGACGCTCGATTAAATTGTCCAAAACCTAAAGCCATGGGGTTACCCTCCGCTACCAAAATTAGAAATAGTTTCTGATGTTGTCTGAGCGCCTTTTAGCGCGTTCGACTCGTTCAGGCTCTGCTGACGCTTGCCCAAGTATTCTTGTATCTGCTGGCTACGCAACGCATTCGCTTGATTAGTAGCCTCTGACCCTTGGTTAAACCGCTGTTGCTCAGTGGCACGATTAGTGCCCCATGCTCCTTGGGCTTGGCCATACGCCTGACTGTCTTCTGTGCGGCCTTCTGCTGTAGCGCCTAAGCGGGCTTGCTCATAAGCGTCGTTTTTAGTGGTGCCAAAAGATTCCATAGCTGAATCGTAAGCTGAATCGCCTGCTCGTAGCCCACGATTAGTCAATGTGCGCTCCATAGTGGCTCGCTCTTTTTCAAATCTAGGGTCTAGGCGGTTTGTGGAGCGTGCATACGCGTCGTCTTCTGCTCGACCGCGATTATTACTCGACCAACTAAACGCATCGTCGCCAGTGGTGGCTTCTGGGCCTAGCTGGCCTTCGCCAAACTGCCCCCATTCAAGGGGTGCACCCATTTCGCTATTTATGCGACTATTCAAGCTGTTAGCTGTGTTGCCTAACGACTTATTACGTTGCATGTCACTATCAAAAATACTTTGCATTTCAGGCGACAGAGTCTGGTTTTGCGTCCACTTGGTTGTTTTCTCCCCTGTTGCTGGGTCAGTCACCATTTCTTGCTGCCAAGTATTACTGCCAAGTGCGTTGTACTGGTCGGGGCGGTCTGCGTAGATTGTATCTCGCGCCGTGTCTTGGGAAAATTCACCTTCGATAGTTGCCGCGCCTGTAATATCGGTGGGTGCCGCGCTCTTTTTGCCCATCTTATGCCGCCTGTTCGTGTTGGGGGAGGTGTAAACAGTTCTCTTGTTTAAGCTCCATTAACAAATAATCAACACCTTTTTCGAAGGCTTCTTCCATTCGGGCTTTTTCTGTAAAACCTATATGGGTGTTAAATTTTATCGCTTTTTCATTGTTAGCGGGCACTAGGCCATAAATACGCTCTACACCTGAAAAGTTAAATATGAAATCGAAACAGCACTCTAAAAAACCATGTTTTAACACCATAGGCGTAGTGACCATAAAATGGCATTGCACACTGTTTGCTGTCCAGTTATCCATTATGCAAGCGCCTATTTTGCTACCTGTGTCAAGGTTTATCGCGATGATACCATCTGTGTCTTCGCATTGCTTGATTCCGACTTGGCTATTAACCCAAGCCCAATCTAACTGACCTACAAAATGTCTGAACTCTACCCTCACCACATTGGCCCGCCTGCGGAATAAATTACGTCCCAACCAACTAAATTGGTGTCTGTACGACAAGTGCCACGGGTGGCCACAGCGCCGTATCTGCCTCGACCCCATGCTCCGCCAATAGAAGGGAAAACCACGCCTGAGTCGGAGCCCCAAATAGCTGTTTCGAAAACGCCTGTGTCCCATACATCGGAAGTGTTGGCCACGGGTGCCTCAAGGGAAGTGTTGACACCCTCTAAAGTGTCAAAATCCCATCGCATTTGTGAACTGTGCGAAGGGGCTAGGCTTGATATAAAATCTGGACGGATTAAATGCACTCTTTTGTATATGCCATCTAAACCCATATTGCTGTACATGGTCAGGATGGAAAATTCTATGTCATCGCCGTTTATAGGCGGTGCTGTGGGGGTTATTAGTGCGTTATCTACGGGTGAATCCATGACCATAATGCGGCCATCAGCGGTGCCTAAGTACACAAACCCGCCGTAGTTAGCAAAGCATTCCATAGGAACCCCTCGCCAAACGCCCCAACCTTTGGTAGCGATATTGTAGTAAAACTGCTCGGCTAGTTCGCTTCCTACCTGCGGTGTGGACACTAAAATTCCGCCTTGTGAGGGGATAATGGCCACGTCCCATCCACGCTCATTTAAACTGGTCTTCATTTTACGCCGCAGACTTTTTGCTATCTTTACCGACATGCTACTGCCTTCGGTGTCTGACATAATGGCTGTTGTATCTACGCCTTGTAAAAGGTCGTTCATGCTTACTATGCCGTAAGAACACAGCAAGTACAGTTCACCGCCCTGTTCACTGCCAAAACGCGGGGTGTTAGGTATGTCGCCTATATAATAAACGCCCTTCATGCCCCAATCGTCTTGATCTGGCCCTGAACCTGTGTACACGACCACATCACCGGAACTACTGACCGCGATCAGTATATCGTCTACGCCGTCACCGCCGTCAACTGACCAACTAAACAGCCCTTTTAAAGCCCCACCTAGTCTGAATTTATCTCCGAAATATTGGGGGGTTACTGCGCCGGCGTTAGCCAGTAAAGGCAACCAATACCCCACGGTGCTGTCACGAATGCCAAACCACACGTTATTTTTATATGATATTACAAAGTTTATTTCTGACTCTGTTATTCCAGTTATGCCGGTGGGCACTGCCCAAGTATCGGTTGAAACAGTGTATTCCCAGAGCCCATTCAAGTTATCCGCGTAAAAAAGCACATCTACTTCGGCTTGGGTGACGTAACGTGTAAACGTCCCATACCCTGCATCGGCTGCTTGATTACTGAATGTGGCCACTTGATTAGGTGCGGTGTCGTAGTCCGTAACCTCCCAAATACCCTCATTATTTACGGCAAATAGCTTATCTGCTGCGGCTGAATCTGACGTGTTGAAAGGGATTAGAGTGTGTACCCCCTCGCCTGATCCGGCGTCAACACCTATTTCCCACTCGCGATACCCTTCACGAACGCGCATACCCTCTTCGTTAGGCACTAAATTGTAGGCATAAACACAATGGTTTATATCGCCACTACCTAGGGATAAACGGTTATCGATACCCCTTATAGGCGCGGGGTAGCGCATAGTTTCATGCGTGCGCTTCTGTGGCCGTCCTGCAGTTCGTCTAGCTGACCCTAACATATCTAAGAGCCAAAACCCGTGTCAGGAGTGTTATGACTGTTTAAGTACGGGTAGCGCCCGCCTGAACGTCCAGCATTTAACACTGGGGCACCTTTATCAGTGCCTGTCAGGAAGGAAAAAATTTGATTATAGTCGCCTTGGGCTTTAGTGGTGTCAAAACCCCCCGACTCAAGATATTTAACTTTTACTGCTCGGGTGATAAGTGTTTTGTCGAATAGCGGCATATCACTCGCTATCTCAACCGAGGCTTTGTACGCGGTCGGGTCTGTTCCGTCCTGTACCCAATTAGAGGTAATGTACTCGAAATTTAGGTCTAGCCCTGCTGTGGGATTGGTTGGGAATACGTTGAATTTGCCCTGTGAAATACGAAAGCTAGCGTACAAAGTGTTTGACGCTAAATCCCGCCCTTTTAAATACGTCCATTCCGCCGCAGACAATGGCCCGCCCATGGCGATGTTGTTTGTTCTGTCCCATTCCGTCTGATTGAGGATATACCCAAAATCGTCGGGCATGTCATATTCGCCAGTATCGCCCGCTTCAGTGACTATCTGGTGAGTACGGACAAGTTTTTCCCATGGGTAGGCTTGCATTAACTCTTCGCCGGCTGTGTTTAGTAGGTAGCGAAGCTGAATGAAAAAAGGGTCTGTGCTGGCAATAGGGTCAGTAATAGGCGCTATGCCCACTTCCGCCGCGACTCGGTTAAGAATCTCGTTTGCCATTATTCCCGTATTGCCAGCCATTTAGTCCACCTATTTCTTGTTTCGACGTGATGCGCGTTTTTTAACGCCTGCCGGTGCTGCCGGTACTTTCACCGCTTCCGTGGTGTCGGGCGTGATTTCTGTAGGCGCTAGCGGCTGGTCTTCTGCCGGTGTTTCGTCAAGAGTGCTTTTAAGACCTGTCTTGGCATCTGACGTGTCTGTAACATCTTTAGCAATGTCTCGAAATTGAGCTATGGCTTCTTCTGAGGGTGTGGTAAGTAGCGCAAT